TACGGATCAATGCCCACCATGGTCGCTGGATGGTCTTCAAGTGTGATGTTGCACGTTGCCCTAATGCCCAGACCTTGTCCAGGTGAAAGTGTGGAAGGAGAAAGTGAAATCCCCTCAAGTGTTGGGAATGTTGGCGCGTCCCCGTCTGCTTGCAGGTCATCTATGCGAACGGTTGAGAACCTAATCGTCTTTGTCGTGGCCGCGAAGTTTGCTTTATCTTGGCATGTCGCAAAAGAGTTCTGACATTTGCCGTCACCAGAACCAGAAGCTGTGCAAGCGCCTACGCCATAAACGAGCGAACAGGCACGAACATCCATCTCCACATAAGCTACAGGCTCTTTAGCAAAGTTGGTTGATACCGTTGCGTAGGCCATTAGATCGCCAGTGAGTCAGCAACTAGCATGTTAAGCTTCATTTGAATGCTCATCCTGTCACCTTTGCCCATGTTCTTTGGAGCCTCGATGCCACCGGAAGCGACAGCAAAGGCGACCTCAGTTGGTCTGTTCGTTGGGTCCGGTTGATAGATGAATGGATACCTAGCAGCATGAGCCGCGAATGGCTCCCATGTTGAACGAACCCATGAGGCCGTTAGATAGTCTAGCTCAAGGTTGCCTACCCTCTCAATGCGCTTAATGGACCGACTGAGGATTGAACCGTTCTGCGATATGGCGTTAGATGCCTTAATCCCTCCCAAGAGTGTTGGGTAAGTCATCGAGGCAAATTGCCCGATCTCCGCTTCCATGACTTCACCTACAACGATCTGGCGAATATTCATTGTCGTGGCCGCTGTGATAATGATGCGAATGATACGGCCACTTGATACCGTCACACCCGTAAACTCCTCGATGTCGAGAGTTCCGCTTGGAGTGCTGAATGTTTTTAAGCTCGTGAATGTAGCAGGTGCGCTTTCATACTGCAATTCTATGGAGTTTGTTCCCGCCGTTGTTGCCACATAAATAGCTATGGCGTCGATGTCTGTATCAGCGCCAACGGTATAATCGAGCGTTCCAGAATTGGCCGTAAAGAACGAGAAGTCTTGCCAGTCCGTGGCGTTCTCTGGTCCCTTGCCGCTCACGGTTGTTCCTGAGAAGGTGGGAGTTATGCCACGTAGCGCATTTTCGTAAAGTATCTTAGGCTTAATCATACTACTTGAACACTCCGAATCCTAAAACCATCTTCGATATATTCATTGAGTGAGCTTCCTAATTGTCTGACTGAATCAGCCGAAACAGATGAACCTTGGATGTTAAAGGTCGCGTCCAGTACGTTTTCCGGCGCGGCTTGTTGTTGGCCACCTCCAGCACCTGCGCCACCACCTCCGCTAATGCCACCGGCATTAACAGAACCGCCACCCATTGTTTGGCTTTTGATGTTTTGAATCTGTGATGCGCCGCTTGCTACTGCGGCCGCCGCTGCCGCTATGCCCAAAGCAGGACCGACTAGAGGTATCCCAGCCATCGAAGAGTACGCACTCATGGCCGCCTTGGGGGTATCAATGGCCACTTGAGCAATAGCCGCCGCCTTGCCGATCTCGAAAAGCTTTCGGGAGTTGCTACCCATAAGGGTTGCCATTTGGCCCATGAACTTGGATGCAACTTGCATTTTTCCTTGCCATCCACTTTGCCAAAGTGCCGCGTTTGCGTTCTTGGCCCTTTCGTCGATCATGAGCATTGAATCCCAGAACCCCCGATTTGCTTCTAGCTCGCGTTCACGTTGCGCGTTCTTGTACTCCCATTCGTTCTCTTGGTAGTCCAGAAGGTTTTGAAGGAGGAGGTCTTTCTGTGCTTTATCAACTTCATTTTCTGGACCAGAAGCTCCGACACCATCACCACCACCTAATATCATGCCGGACATAGTTGCTAGGTTAGGGCCGGACTGAGATAACTGTTCTTCAAATGCCGCGTTTAAATCTAAAGTTGTCGTGAGGGCTTTATTTTTGGCCTCTATAGCTAGAGTCTCAGCTTTTACAGATGAGGCTCTTTTTTCTGTCATCTTAATTGACGATTCCTCAAAAGACTTTAAATGGTTTTCGAGCTTAACCATTTCCTGCATGAGCCCAATCTTTTCAAGCACATGACTGTTATATAGCGCGACCGATCCACCTCTAGCTTTTGTCTGCTCTTTTAAAGTATTGCCAACATTCTTATATTTTTTTAGCTCCTCGTTGATCTCTTTCAAGCGATCACGCATCCCAGTCTCACTGGTCCCCAGCATGTCAGCAGCGATACCAGAAAGTTTTTCAGCCCATTGAGCCGCTAACTTTAGACCGGGGCCAAGATGCAAAGCGAGCGCATTTCCTAGAGCCTCAACTGACCGCCCCATGTCCATTGTAGATTTGTTTATTTTTTCAAGTTCCTTAAGTTGTGTCTCGCTGAGTGCCCTATTGGTTCGGAGCAATTCATCGCCCATGGCCCTAATAGATTTCTCGCCCTTCTCAAACATAGGTATTAAACGGAAACCCGCATCAGCCATAAGCGTGGCAGTTACAAAGTTTTTGTCTCCGGCATTGTTCATCTTTCCGATAGCGTCAGCAACTTTTAAGAATTGCTCGTCTACTGGCATGTTGATCAATTCTTTGGACTTGAGCCCAACTAGGTTTAGTGCCTCCTCAAAGTTTTTATTCCCACGAGCCGCGTCAGCAATACGCTCGTTCAAGTCTTTAATTGCATCCCCCACGTCATCAGTTGTAGCGCCAAACTTGACACCAACAGCGGCTAACTGTGAAAACGAAGACCTTGCGACATTTAAACGTGATGCCCACAAATCAGAAGCACGGGCGGCTTCAAGTTGTTTCCCTATCAAAGCCGGGAGAGCCTCGGCTAACTTACCTGCAACATTCAGCAGTAAATTAAGTTTAACAGCAGCGAACGCAAATGACCTGCCCATCCTCGTTGACTGAGAACTAGCACGTTGCGTCTGGCGCTCAAAACCTGCAATTGACTGTCTCGCCTGCTCCATATCCGACCTGAGGCCGGATATGTCAGCAAGGATTCTGATCGTTAGTTCTTCGCTTAAATTAGCCATTCATTAACGCTCGCATTGCAAAGAAATCGAGGATCTCTTGCTTGGATGTTTCTTCAACTTTATCACGAATAGCCTTTTTGTCTCGACATCTAGTTATTATACAAAATTCTCGGAGTGTGGTAGCCCATGCGTCCTTTATAGGGATGTGATAATCAGATACAAGAATACCAACGAAGCGCCACCACTCGATCGAGAAGTCCGTTAACTTTTTTTTTCTTCCTCTGGTTCGTCGTTCTCAATGCGCTCAATGATGTCATCAGCACTGAGGCCATACGTCAAAAACTTGAGAGCTTCAACTTGGAATCCAAACATTCCCGCCTTACGGACCGTCTCACCAACTACCCTAAATGACGGGCATTTCTGACCGCTCATGAGGTGCTCGCCTTTGATTCCAGCCCATAGCGCCGCAGGAATAACCTTGGCCCCAAAGTTACCTTCAATTAGTTGCTGTCTTGCAACGTGAGCAGGAACACCAGCGGCCTCCTCAAACTCACATAATGCATCGAATGATGGGCGGAGTTGATATTTCTCTCCGCCTAGCTCGATCTCAAACGTGCCTTTCCATTTGCTCATAATTTACTCCATTAAAAGATTCTCCTTAAAAGTAGGGTGACTGACCGTAAGGAGTCAACGGCCACGATGGGAGATCAAGCCCATCGCTGTCACCCTTGAATGATTAGTCTAATGTGGTGGGCTCGCCACTGTTAGTCAGCGATGCGCTAAATGATTGACCTTCATTTCTTGCGCCACTCACTTCTAGACTGTCAATATGGAAAGCGCCAACGATTGTGTCCGAGTTGCCGTAGGTCAAAGTGTAGTTGAGAATAACATCATCACGAGCGGCAATTCTAAAGATCTCGAAGTTCGCATCATCAGAAACGAAGCCTTCCATGGAGATAGAAAGTGACCTATCACCAGCAGCTAGTAGTTCCTTCCAGCGGTTAGATCCCTTGTCGCTGACATCCACTTGCTCATTATTGAGCGTCATGGAATGACTAGAACTACCCCCGATAGTTGCATAAGTTCCACCTCCGGGAGTTGTCTCCACTTGGAGGAGCATTGCGTTTCCAAGATACTTGGCCATGATCTAAATCCTTTCTGTTATTGTTTAGTATTATACGTCACCG